CGCTACAGCACCACTCCAAAGAAGTAAGATACATATTCTTACTTTGTTGATGGGTATTAAGGAGTCCCCATCCTTCTTGGTGAAGGATAAGAAAACCTATGGACGATTATTCATAATCGCTACCAGATTTAGTCAATCCTTGAAAGAGGACGATGCTAGATCATTGGGAGCTAAAATAATTAGTCCAACCAGATTGTTTATAGAGGGAAGCTCTGTATTAGAGGCTCTTGACTTGACTATCAGTCTTGTCGAGGTCTTCTTAGACAAAGCTCCGAAATTCGGCTGGTTCCCTCTGTACGAACAATTGCAATTCTTTAGGGTTGCGAAGTCATGGCCCATAGATAGTTTTATCTCATACGCTAAGTACTTCACTGCTTACCCGATGGCTTATTATCTGGAAAATGATTTACCAGAAATGCCTGATGGTTTCTTGGATTATAGTCCAAACCCTTTGGTATATACCGGTCGTGTTAAACGTTTCCTCCGTGCAAGATTACTACATAAATCTCGCAAATCTGCCGAGATTTGGTGGTCTATCTTACAAGGGGTCAAACGTGGTGCGAAGGAAGCTCCAGAACACTTCGTGTTCGAGTCTTACCTTAAGCATCGTAGGAAACTTACCAAGTGTCCCACTAACACAATAGACCCTAACTTCATTAAGAAGCTTAATATATTTCTTAAAAATTATACTGCTTCTAAACCAAGTTTCCTTGACGCTAGTACGTCAGCTTCCTTTGATACCACCAGAAGTTTTGGTGGACAAAGAATAGATGTCCGTAATTGGGTCTTGGAGAACTTTGGTTTTACCAATGAAGAAACCAAGGTTAGACTTAAGGATGGTACTCAAATGCAGGCATTTGAGCCAATCCTTCCAAGTTTTGATGCAGTCGTTGACGTCGCACATGATCAATTTTGTGGTAGACCACTACGCGTCCAAGTCCATGGAATTCTTGAACCACTCAAGGTCCGTTTAATTACTAAGGGTGAATCTGTCCCTTATTGGCTGGCTAGATGCTGCCAAAAGAGCATGCTTCATTACCTACATAATTTCCGAACCTTCGTGGCCACAAGTCGTCCATTGATGGATGAAGACCTTAATGATCTCATCCATACCCGTGGGGAGTTTGAGACCAAACATGGTATCAAATTCAATTCATGGGTGTCTGGAGATTATAGTGGTGCCACTGATGGTGTTGACATTCGTTGTACTGCATTGGTGTTTGAAGGCATCCTCAGACGTTCC